TGCTCAAACTTCGCGGTCATGACGTCGAAGAATTCGTTGGAGTGGTACGGCGTTACGGCGCCAGCAAAGACGTGCAGGAAATGGTGGATGCGGCGAACAGGCCGGCGGAGGTTGCTCATATAGATGTTGCCAGAGCGTGCGGGACGTGCATGCTGAGGCTGGCATAAATTCAGGACTGGTTAGGACGGATGGTGAATTATGGCGGCATTAAAACCAGAGATTAAAGCCTTCATAGTTCAATCAGTTGCGTGCTTTGATACCCCCTCTCAAGTGGTCGAGTCCGTCCTGAAAGAATTTGGTATTCAGATTACCCGTCAACAGGTTGAGCAAAACGACCCGACGAAGATAAGCGGCAAGGGCCTGGCGCAGAAATGGGTCGATCTCTTCAACCGTACCCGTGACCGCTTCCTCAACGAAATTTCCGACATCCCAATCGCAAACAAGGCGTACCGGCTTCGCGTTCTGGACCGCATGGCTGCGCGTGCCGAGGGAATGAAAAACCTCGCGCTCACCGCTGAGATTATTGAGCAAGCCGCCAAGGAATGCGGAGATGCCTACACCAATAAGCACAAGTTTGAACATTCCGGCCCAAATGGTGGCGCCATCCAGACGATCACCATGAGCAAAGAGGAATACAAGTCCGCACGGCAGGAGATGATGGAGGATGACGACTGCTGAGCAAAAGGCGTTTGCCAGAAAGGTGGAATGTGAGGAGGACGGGCTTTACTACGCTCGATATTTCTTCAAGCAGCGCACCGGCGGCAAGATGATAGTTGCGCCTCACCACAAGGTGATTCAGAAAACACTGGATCGCGTCATTGATGGTGAGATTCAGCGCCTGATTATCAATGTCCCCCCTGGCTATACGAAGACGGAGCTGGCGACCATCAATATGATGGGCCGAGGACTGGCGCTTAACTGCCGGGCCCGCTTCATGCACCTGTCCTATTCGCATAACCTGGCGCTGCTGAACTCTTCCACCGCGCGCGGAATGATTAAGTCGCAGGCCTATCAGTCAATGTGGCCGATGGCGCTGCGTGATGATGCAGACAGTAAGGCTATGTGGTGGACTGAACATGGCGGCGGCGTTTATGCGTCGTCAGCTGCCGGGCAGGTTACGGGCTTTCGTGCCGGACACATGGAACCAGGCTGGCAGGGCGCGCTGATTATCGATGACCCGGTTAAGCCGGATGATGCTTATTCTGAG